CACTATTAAACTGTTCAATATTTTTATATTGTTTTAAGTTACTAACTAAATCAAGAGTGCCGGATTGATGCTCTAATGAGTAATAATACTGTTTAAGAAACTCCCGAAATAAAGGAGATTCTTCGTTTAAAAACTCTGGAATTTGTGATTCGAGAATAGAATCAATTTTAACTCTCTTAATTTCTGACATTTTATCTCGTAAACTTACCGTTTAAATAGCTTGAAGTTGTAACAAATTGAGTAGCAGATGCATTTTCACCAGAAGAAATGCCATCCTCTACTATATTTACCACAGAATTTTGAACGTCTAATTGAAGGTATAGATCTCGTAATCCAATGATATCATTCGATTCCGGTATAGCCTGAACTTGAATAACTTTACCATCTAAAGATGTGTCTAGTATTTTTACTACATCTAAAAGAAGGTCTCCAGTTATATAATCAATCGTTCCCGCATTATTTTTAATTGTAATAGGCAAATTATCTTCCAGCCTAAAGAAAATAATTCTACCAGATACTTTTGATATTGGAATATCTGTCATGTATACAATACCCTCAATTCCGTCGATAACAAATCCAGTAGATTTTACAGAATATCCTTCTTCTTTGACATAAATTTTATTGCCAAAGCATAATTCATACGTAGCAAAATTATTAAATTCAGGAATTAGATCCCTTCTCATTTTAACTTTAGTAATATTGGAAGTAATCGATTTATCTGTAGTGTCTATTAGTGCATTAATTTTACTAAATTTAAATCTACCTCCAAAGTTATTAATATCATTAGAATTTCCATATATTGTTAGCGTATTCAAAACCTTAGATCTAATATTTTCCGAACTAGAAACAAAATTTATATTATAGTAAACAGTGGTATCTACTTCAATATAGAGATATGATAAATCAACAATTTCTGGTTTAATTCCAGCAATTGAATATTGTTTTAGTGATTTTAAAATATTTTGTTTTGTAATTTCAGATAAAAAGGTGCCATTTCTAGGTTTGATCGATATAAAAACTTTTCCAAATTCAGGTGGATCTAATTCCTCCCCACCATAAGTAGTCACAGACTCTACGTTTGCGTAAATAGAAGGAATTAATCCCTTATAGTCATTTGAAGTTACTGCTCTAAACTGAGATGCATATACCCTCGGAGCAAGATACTTAATAGAGTCTATAGATTCAATACTATCGCCATTTTCAGATTTTGATCTAGTGATAGGTAAAGAAATTCCGGTAGTAACGTCAAGTAAATTATTGTCCTTAATAATTCCGGAGAAAGTGAAATTGCTTGCACCATTCCCCAAAGGACCGTTAGTTACAATGTAAGAAACTTCAATTCTACTTCCATTTGAAGGTTTTTTTCCTACAATATTATCACCAAATATAATTTCATATTTTTCGTCACCAACTTCCTGAATTAAAAATATTCTTGAAGCTTTATCGATATTAAGTATATTTGTATATGCTGTATAAACATCAGTTACTTGATTAGTAGCGGTGACTCGGATTGTAGTGGAATCTATATTTACATTTGGAAGAATAAATCTTTGATTTGGTTGAGATGAATCCAAAATAAAAGTGCTCTTTAGATATACTCCTTCATAAATTTTTAAGTCATCAAATATAGCGATTCCATCTCGGTTTACTGGAACAGTAATATCGTCCGGTATGGAAAAAATATAATTACCATTTACTACTGCACCTAATGCAACCTGACCAGCTAAAAGTTTAACCGTTCTTACATCAGTTTGACTCATATCCGCTGTAAAAGAAATTCTTGCTTCTGCAGATCTTGTGGATTTAGGCACATATCCAATATTTCTCGCAAGAGAAACAACATTTTCTCTAAGAGTAGCGCTGTCAAGAAATACTTCATTCACCGCCATGTTGGTGTTATATGCGGTTATGTAACTATTATATGCAAGTAGATCTATGAGTGTAGAAAAATTAGATCCCTCAAAATCAAAGTCAGTAAACTGACTGTTTGATCGTAAATAATCTTTAATTTGAGTCTTTAGATCACTAAAATCTAAATTTGTAAATTGATTAAAAGACATTAGACTCTAGTAGGTTGTAATACAAAATCTACAGTTTGTATAGGAAATGGCAGGCCTATTATGTCATAAGAAATTTGAACATTCAATTCATTTGAATCTTCTGGATAGGTCACCCGAACTGTAGACAATTTAATTCTTGGCTCATAATTATTCAATAATGTAGAAATTTCTCTTTGTAAGGAATATGCTATTTCCGGAGACTGTAATTCAAATATGGAATTATCTAAGGATGTTCCGAGTAAACTATTAAAAAATCTTTCAGTTGTTCGAGTCCGAACTAAATTTACAATCGATTTTTTAATTGCATCCGCATCACTTATAGTTAAGATGTCATTAGTTACCGGATTTCTCACAAAAGAGAGACTAATGTCTTTAAATTTGCGAGAAATCTTAGTCATTACTCAAACTTATAGTATTTATTATATGTATAAGACCTCACAGATACTTTTTACCGTAAAATACTTCCATGCCATAGTCCCAATCATCATAATCATCATCATTACGAATTTTTTCATGAAGATCGGTTTGTTTTTTCAGATCATGAACTGGTGCCAGATCATGCATAATTTCCTGAATTACCTGTTTTTTCTCTGAAGTTGACTCTTTTGACGATGAGGTAGAGGCTCCCCACATATCTAGAGTTCTATCGATAGATAAATTGGACATTTTAGCTCCTGATTAAAGTAATCAGAACTTTTATAGGGGTTGCTATCCCTGTCCCGAGTTATTTTAAGGTTATTCTACATGTTTATCTTGATTATAATTATTTCCAAATATTTCCCCAAGATAACTTTCTTCCCAATAAGGATAATAATTCAAATTTTCTAAATTTTTACGTGTTTTTGCCAATTTTTGTTTTGATTGATATAAAATTAAGTTATATTTGCAGTTATTTGTCTTGACTCCATCAATCATAATGTTTTTTTCTGCACAATCTGCAAAAAATTTATAGTAAACATATTTTTCATTGTAAAATTCCACCCATTTTTGAATTTGATAAGGCCTCCAAAAATTTTCTACAATAAAAATGACGACATCATGACCCGGTTCGGGGTAGATCTCGTCAATGCTTACTTCTTGAATTGAAACAATATCTTCATGGGAATCTTGCCGTAATAAATGTCCGCCAAACTCTACTCGTTTCTCAGAAACTTGAGAAATCCATTCCCAAATATAGGTTTCTTTCTCGGACATACATTATCAACCAGCTGCAAGAGGTGAATTTGGATTTGGTTTTTGGACGAGAGTAGAATTTGCTTCTGCAGCAACATCATATCCAAAAACTTGAGCATCCTTGAGTGGTTCTGGTGCGGAATTTGGTGCAACTGTTGGATTTGAATCAGACATTTTAATTTCTTCTAAAGTTCTGTTTTATTTAGACTTCTTACCCTTATTTGCTTTTGCTTGGGTATGAATACCTTTGAATCTTTTATCAGGCCTGCAGGCATTTCCTTCTTTTATAATTCTTTGTGTTGCCATTAACCCTGACCTCGATAACGTTTGCCAGCCTTATTACGACTTGTCGAAGAATATTTAGTATGTTTGCCTTTTCCTTGACACGTTTTTTTAGGCTTACTTTCGACAACAATAGCCTTACCACCTAAAGATTTTTTAATAGCCATAATTAATACCTCGTAGTTTGTTTTTTACGCGCCAGAATTGACTCTACACGCGCTAGAAGATCTTAAGAATATGTAAAGTTTCTTAAGATCTTTTTCAAAGAACTCGTAACTCAAATAATGCGAGTCTTCTCATGTCCGACACGAATCTTCGGATCACACCAAATCTCAAAACCTTCTTTGATTGCATCCAGACAGAAAGACACGTCCTCACCGCACATATCTTGAACTTCTCCAGAGTCAAACACTTGCATCTTAGGCGCAAACCAGGGATACTCTAGAGACTCAAAGACACCCTTCTTAATCAGAACCCATCCAAACCCCGTATAGTCTACTGTGAAAGGCTTACGGCGCTTACTCATGGTCTCTCCGGTCTCATGATTCATCACACCACCATTGTTCTTGAAGTCATCTTCTTCAAGCCAGTGAGCAACGGAAGTGGTATGACCATCCTCAGTCATATACCAACCAGCCGCAATGTCTTTGTCCATTGCTACAAGACGGTAAAACTTCTCAGTATCAAAAACGATATCACTATCGATCCATAGTTGATAATCATAATTTAGTTTACCATCCCAAGGAACCTGCTTTGGTCCACGAAGAACGTTTGCTCCCAGAACCTTGCAACGTGCAAAGTTGACCATGGAAGAATAGTCCTGTGAAATTTGAATGCTTGCACC